GAAACTAATGATGCATATTCGTTACCAGTTGTTTTGATAACTTCTTTTAAAAAATCAGGCATTCAAATCTCCTTTTCAACATTGTACCATATTTTTTATATTTGTCAATCCATAAATCCATCTAAACCAACTTTAATTTCTTTAGTAAATTCTGGAAAGTTAGGTTTTTCTATATCATTATTTAAATAATATTCTATTAATTGTTTGTTGATAAAGTAATGTCCGTGTTTATGTTTAGGTAAATCATCTGGGTATTCTTTACTAATTTCCATTAATGTAGGATGTTTTAATCCTTCTGCGATTGCTTTTGCAGAACTAGCTGCACCTACAAATAATTTAGAACCAGATATATATTGTGCAACTTCTAGTGCATTACTAACAAGTATTCGTTTAGGTTCAAATCCATATCTATCACAAAATAGTTTATATTCATTATCTAATCCAATAAATCCACAATCATAGTCTTTAAGTAATGTGTAGTCAAAGAATCTAAAATCGTGTTTATTATTATCCCAATCGTGATATCTATCTGTCATATTAATTATTATATCTGATTTGTGTATTGGTTCAATATTTGTTAACCAACATTGGTTGGGTCTCCATTGTTGTAAATCTCTATGTTCATCTAAATCAATATGTTGTCCGTCCATATATTTTACATGGCTTGAGTGTAAAGTAATACCACTTAGTTTTAATGGAAAGTGATGTGTTCTCACACCAGCAACCATACAATTTAAATTAATCAAATCTGGTCTTATCATCAATCTATAAAATGATTGATATAGATTAAAATCTATTGTGCAATCCTCTGGTGGTTCTTTTGAACAAACCACCGAACCAATGTATGGTTGTTTTTCTAATAAAGGTTTTAGATACTCTGCGACTTCTGGTCTCTTGATGTGATAATATTCAACACCACCTCTTCTGTGTATAGCAGGTAAACTATAAATTATATCCCCTATCTTAGCAGGGTGAAATGCTGTTCTCATATAAACTTTTCCAATGTCAAATTTTGACTATCTTTATATGCTTTATTCCATTTTATTTTTAATTTTAATATATTATTATTGTTAAATTTTTTTGTTCTAAATTTTTTAGCATCATTGAAAACATATTTTGGGTGTGTATCTATAAGTTTTTGATGACATTCATTTATAAGTTTTGAAGTTCTATAAATGTTGCAACCACCATCTGAAAATTCTTTTTGATGAAAAACAAACTTATCCCATACTCTATTTGAATGACCTAATTGAAGTAGTTGTAAGACAAGATGAATATCTTCTCCTATCTCTATACTCCAATCTAATTCTGATGATTTTGGTAAAACTTGTCCATTAAAGAAATACGCTGTATATGCGGCAGTATTTTTTGAATAATCTGTGCCTTTAGGTGGCAACCATCCTACTCTTAATGCAGAGAAAGAAATTCCCTCGTCAAACATTTTATTTGTTTTACTTATCAATTCTTTCCAATCTTCATTAGACATTTCTACTTTTACAGGCCTATTACCTTTAGGAAGTCTCTTTAAAAAAATTAAATCATCATCAAAAACACCATATCTCTCTTTTTTGTTATTTGCGTATTCATATATGAATTTTCTTGTTTTACATATACCAATATCATTGTTAGGTAATACAAGTATTTTTTTATTACCATATAAGTTTTTTTCTTTAGGTTGAATAACTAATATAGTTTTTTTCTTTAAAAAATCTGGTAGATTACTATATGTTATTTGTTTATCAACTCTACCCAAAGTAGGAATGTATATTTTCATTAAGAAATAAAGTCCTCTAAATTCCAAAAAATGAATTCAATTTGTTAGTAATTTCCTTTGTAACACCTTTCACATTATTACTTAAATGGTCAACAATATTACCAATACCCTTTGCAACCACATCTTTACCATACAGTAAAGTATAAGGTTCAGAGTAATCTTTAATATCAGTAGGTGGAGGACAAGAGAACTTATCTTCAAATTCATCAAATGCCTTTCTGTTTAAAGGATTATCAACAACCCAATAGTCAGTCATATTTTGTTCTAATACAAAATCATCAATATTTCTAACATCGCCTTGATACTCTCCATAGAACTCCTTATCACTTTTACCAGTGTAAGCTGTCATAAGTCTTCCAAAAAGTTGTATCTTTGATTCGGTCATATAACCGTAATTCTCACTTAGTTTGTAATCACAACTATCTCTAAAAGAAAACAACATTTTAGTCGTTGGTAAATCAACTCCCATTTTTGCCATATTGACCACAACTAAAAATCTCAAAGGGTGATTTAAATCCTCAAGGTCTTTAAATACTTGTTTAGATGATATATTTTTCTCAATTATCTTACCACTTAGTGATTGATATCTAATGCAATCTGAGTTCATAACTACAACAACTGGAGACTTATAATAATCTACATTCTTTGATTCAAAAATGTCTAGTCTTGACTCTTTTTTAAACTTTTGCAATATATTATTAAGGTGTTGATTAACTTCTGTGTGTTTCTGTTTTTGTTTTGATTCAATAAAAACTGACAACTTTTTATTAATCGCTTTTTCTCTCCTTTTGATTGTTTGAATCATATCATTCCAAGCGCTATTTATAGAAGAATCTGTGAAAAATCTAACTCGTTTCTTATCAAACCAAGAGATTCTATACACTAATTCTCTCACAATTAAATTATCAACAAAGTCTGAGTTGATAACCTTAAATTGCATACTACCTAAAGCTTTAACCTTACCATTGTGTTGGTTATTAGTCGTTGCTGTCAAACCAAAAATATATGGTGTTTCTTTTGCAAACTCTTTAACAACATTATATAAAACACCTTTAAAATTTGTACGAGGTGTTCCATCTTTCTTTTTCCAAGTTTTTCCAACAACATCGTCTAAGTTTTCTTTACAATCGGTAGTCCAAGTGTGAGCTTCATCAACGAGTATTGCTGTTTTAGATTTATCACACTTTTTATACAAACTTTTTGCTTTAGAACCAACCCAAGCACTTTGGTTGGTCATTGTTATAACAACCCTTGAACCATCTTCCAAAGCCTCCAATGCTTCAATAGGACAAGTTGCATACTCAACATTTTCTAAATTTCTAATAGTCTTTCTAACTAATCTCTCTTTTTGTACAAGAATATCACCGAGAGGTGATGTTAAAATGATTAATTGTGTATTCGTGTGTTTGAATAAAAATGGAATATGGTGAGTTATCGCAGTTCTTGTCTTACCAAATCTCATTGGTGCAACCATCACATTCAAAAGATTTTTAATTTCTTTTTTTCTATTTTTCTCACAATCTATAACAAAGTTCTCAAAATATTCTTGATATTGTTTATATATCATTTGACACTTGATATTAAATGTTTTGATATACTCCTTTTTTCTTAGTTTTTGTTTCAATTTATTGTTTTTCATAATATATTCTTTCTTTTTAAATTATGTTTATATTGTACTTTGTTTTTGGAACAATGTCAAGTCTTTTTATAAAAAATCTTCTAAGTTTCCACTTTCTTTAGCTGCATACTTACCAATAAGTTTTTCTTGTTTACCATAAACACCTACTGTTGCAAGTCTTCTATCACAATATGCAACACAACTAAACCTTTGTCCAGAACCTTTTATCTTTGTAACTCCGTGTACTTCATTACTATCTGCAATAATTACTGAATTGTCTGGTGCATCAACAGCAACTCCATATCTAGGAAATACTAAGTATGCACCTTCAAAATCACCTTCTCTAAAAACACACATTGATGTAAGTCCAGCATCTGTATCTCCACTATCAACATGAGCAGACATCTTTGCAGATTGATATGCAGAATATCTATTTGCAGAAAGTGTAGTAAATATACCACCACCAATTCTATGTTCTGGTTTTATGTTATTATCTGCAAAACTCTTTTGAGATTTATATATTTGTTCGTTTGCTTTCTTAAATGCAATCTCATTCCATTTAGATATCTCTTGTAGTTTTTCCCACTTCTCTTTATTATCTTTACACCAACCAGATGAATCAATCGCACCAGTGAATCTTCCTCGTTTATATCCTATCATTACTGAATGTATTGCATTACTGTATGCAATCATACCCCACTTACCAGATTTAGTTTTTACATAATAAGAGTTTGGTGTTCTTAACTTATAATGTTCACCCTCTATCAAACCCTTTTCTTTCATTTCTTCTTTATCAATAGGGCCAGAGCAGTTTGCTCTCATTGTAGAAGTATCTTCTATTGTTGTGAGAACATCTCTAATATCGTTATTAGGATATACATTGTTTATAACATATGCAAGAGGAACATCAGAACCATCTAATGACCTTACTGGTTTCATTATTCCTAAATCTTCTTTTTGTGTAACTTTATAAACTTTATCGTAAGATGAATCATCTAAGAATTTACCATTCCATTTTTCAAATGTTTCTTTCTTACCATAATCTTTTTCTAATACTATCTTTCTCATTTTGTTTCCTTATATGGTTTTAGGATATTATCATAAATGTTTTTAGATAAGTAGTGCATTTGTAGTGGTGCAACCATCAACCCTATCCTCGCAAGGTTGTCATCTAATTTACCAACAAGTTTGTAATCTTCTGGTAATGTCATTATTCTTGCAGCTTCAATAGTAGTAAAGATTCTATCTTCCTCTGGGTGTAGATGAACTGCAAGAGATTGTCTTAATCCTTGTTCAGATAAAGTATGACTTGGTTGATTCCAAGGAACTCTTCTTGATTGATAAAAACTATGTTTCTTATCTGGAATACTTTTACCCCATTTCTTTCTATGTGCAATTAGTTTATCATACCAAGGCCCAACAACATCATCACCAACAGATACTACTTTATCTGGATTCTTTTGTAATCTTTTTAACCACTTATATTTAGCACTTTTCTTCATAGACTCTTTTAATTCATATGCTTCAGATATATTTTTATTTGTCTTTTGTATATCATATATAGCATCTTTAATATTATATCTTTCTTCTTTTGGGTCTGGAAATATAGAACTATCTAAACACATAAAAGGTAATCCTATATCATCTAATACATCTTCTCTAACTGATACTATAAAAACTCTTTCTCTCTTTTGTGGAACTCCATGTTCGTGTCCTTTTAAAACTCTCCATACTGTATGATATCCGTGTGATTCAAAATCTTTTACCATTCTATTTAAATGGTCTCTTGCATAATCCATTGTTAAACCTTTAACATTTTCACAAACAACAACTTTAGGTTTTAGGTCACCAACGATTCTAATCTGTTCCCAAGTTAAATCTTCAATGTTTTTTTGTTTCATTCCATATGCAGTCTTTTCTTGATTCCAACCTTTTTGTTTTGTACCAGACATACTAAATGGTGGACAAGGTGGCGAACCATCTAATATATCTAACTCACCAGGCTTTAGTCCAATCATTTCCATAATCTTTTGTCCAGTAACATTTTTAATATCACCACAAATATGTGGTGTGTTTGGAAAGTTTGCAAGATAATCATTCACTGCAACTTGTTGAAACTCATTTACAAATAAACATTTACCACCAGATAATTTATATCCACAAGAAGAACCACCACCACCAGCAAAGAAACTGATAAATGTAAACAGTTCTCTATTCGCAGACTTTTCTAAATCGTCTAATGTATATCTAAAATAATTACCCAAAGAAATCCTCTAAATTACCTTGTGTTCCGTAAGTACGGTCTATGTTCCATTTTATCGTATTTAAAATTAATGTCAAGGGGTCAATGAAAACTTTTTCAAACTGTATATCATAATCAACAAAGTTGTGTATGTCAAACTCTTTAGGAAGTTTAGTAATGTATGTAATTACATTTGAAGTAAAAGGATTAGGTTGTTTTAAATAAACAAACTTAATCTTATCTCCCTCTTGTATCAAAGGATATTTGTTTATAAGTTTATTTTGTTTTATCTTGTGATTGTATATCAATGCACCTTTTATATGCATAGGTGTTGACTTTTTAAATGTCGTTCCACTATCAAAGTATTTTGATAAACCTTTTACTGAGCGAGGAAACGAAATCAGTTCTGGTTTTACTTTAAGAAACTCTTCTCTAAAATTAATTACAAACTTGTTTAATTCTTTTTCATCACTTGTCATTATAAGTTCAAGTGCATCTTTAATCTTTTGTCTACATATTGCAGGCGTTGATGACTTGACAGCTTCAATACCCATCATCTTCAACTTTGGTTCTTTGTATGATACACCTTCACTAT